GTTTACCAGTTTACAATGATGATCTACCTCCAGAGTTACAAACCTTCCTAGAGAACTACGCTCTGCAGATTACGGTCATTACCGAGGAGACAGTACTCAATAGAATCAAGGAGATACTACTACAGGGCCTACTCGCGGGAACTGAACCAGCTCACCTAGTTACCGCTGTACAGTCAGCTGCAGGAGCCGCACTCAGCGTAGCACATGCTACTACAATTGTCCGCACGGAAATGAGTAAGATGTACAATGCAGGCAGACTCGCTAGGTACACAGCTCCAGAGAACGAAGGCTTCGTAGTCGCTCTCCAGTACGATGCTATCATAGATACTCGTACGACTCACATATGCCAGCACTTAGATGGCCGTGTCATTGCGATTGACCGAATGGATTTAATTATGGAGTACTCTCCTCCGAATCACTTCCAGTGTAGATCTGTATGGCTACCTGTCACGAAGTTTGAAACTTGGAGAGATGATTGGTCCACTGAGGTAGAACCTGAGAGGGGATTCGCCGAGGGGACACCTGACATAGAAGAACTAAGAGGATTGGCTAACTCCTAATGGGGTTAGTCTTTTATTTTATGCCAAAAAGAAAGGCCACCCAGTTATCCTGAGCAGCCTAAGCTAATGAGTAAATTCAGTCGCAGGGACGAGGAAACCCTGAGGAGAGAACCTCGCTTAATCCCTACTCTGCTAGTATAACCTGAGTAGGATAGGCTCGTCAAGATAAATAAAAGAGCCACCCCTCGCCGTCAGAAGCAGGGTAGCTCTAGAAGAAAATAAATAGCAACCTTACCACCTGATGGCGGCAGTTACTGAAGAGATGTTACAGCATCTCCGTCATCAACCATAGAAGACAGATTATACTTAGTATATCACTCTTTATTAAAAATCACCAATAACTTTCTTAACGCGACCAATTATCGAAAACAAAATTCGCCTATCATCTATAACATCTTTTTTGTAAATTGAATCTAGTGTTATTGAGTTACCATCTCTGTAAATTCTTCTTATCATAACTTCGTTATTTACAGAAACAAAAGCCATATCTCCATTTTCTAAACTTGATGTTTGCATTACTAAAGCTTTATGACCTTCAAATATACCAGGCATAGAATTATCTTTTACATTTATATAGAAGAAGTTACCCTCACTAATCCAACTAAAAGGTGTATCAATATACTCGACAGGGTCACCAAATAAAATTGACCCAAATTCACTCTTTACAGAATTATATACAGGTATCTTTTTAATCCCAATTAATTCAATAGTTTTAGATTCATCTAGTTCAACTAGTTCGGATTTAGTAACCCCTAGTGCATTCGCTATACGCTGCAGAGCAACCATAGGTATTATTGTTTTCCCGTTAACATAGTTACTTACAGTAGAACGCTTTATGCCAGTCTTATCAGATAAGTCAGTTTGTCTTAAACCTTTTCTTTTCATTATAGCTTTAATGTTTTCACTCATTTTTTTTGCCATAATATCATCGTTTGCTGTTTTGAAATTTCTAGGCATAGCAACTTCTCCTTTTGTTATCTGCTGTTACCTTGATATTGTACAACAAAAGGAGAAGTAAAATCTATGCTTTTGTAGATAAAAAACAAAATTCCACTAAAAATATTAAATAGATTTGGATAAATATACTAATAAAAATAGCCTGCTCCCCTAACGATGTGAGAAAGGGAACAGACTCCAAAGTAAAACGAAATCAAGAACGGATACCGAGGTGACTAGTCTCAGTAGATAATGCTGGGTAGTACAACCTCAAAGGATGTCTCCAGAGAGGGTAGATCACCACCTCCTAGGTATGTCTCAGGTAATATTTATAGACCTAGAGCTTCTTGTAGAGCACCCATCTCAAAGCCTCGTACTACTGTGCCATCTTCAAATAGGAACGTGGGAGTTGACATGCTATCAAGGCAATCTACTAGGTAACTTTGAGCATCCTGCTCATAGGGTGTTCCTTCGAAAACCTTATCCGTCTCAACGTTGATTTCTTCAATTTCCACAGGCACTGGCAAGTATGATAATTGCTGTTTAGCTATCTTGCATGTCGGGCAAACCGTTTTAGTAAACATTTTAATCTTCATTAGTTTTCCTCCTCGTTATCATCCCATAGACCTGACCAATCGCATAACTTATAGAGACCGACACCCATCAGAGCTAGCAAGTTAGAATACAACACATTAAAGAGTAGCTCACTAGGTGTATCTATAAAGTAAACCGTTGCTCCAAAGCTAACTACTAACACTAGCAAGTAGACGGTCTTCATAGTTAAGCCTCCTTGAGTGTTATTTGGTCTCGATAGACCCATTTCTTTTCGTTTGTGTCACTCCACAGAACCCATATTTCTTCCTCGTCTACGAATGGATTTACTATTATATCAGTTATTACTCCTTCGGCTCCGCTACTCTTTAGAAAAACTTTATCGTTTTTCTTCATCAGTTTACCTCCTTAGTATCAACTCGATTGATTGAAGCCTCCACGCTAAAACCTTCGGGGTAACGCTTGGCGAGCTTGTTGATGTTTATCTCGGCGATCTCCTGGAGGGTGTATCCTAGCTCGTGGGCACCTACTGAGATGTAATACATAATGTCTCCTAACTCCTTAGCTACATCAACCTTCGAGACGGACTTACCTTTACCAATAGGACTCTCGTAGTTTGTGAATCCGTGACCGTGGTGGATAGCTTTCTTAACTGCATCAGCTACCTCGCCGCTCTCACCTGACAATCCTAAAGCTACATTTTGTAATCGTGATTCTACAGAGCCAGTAGTCTTCCAAGTACGCAACGCCTTCTCCTGGTAGTCATTTAACTCATTGATACGTAATTCATCCATAGATAATTCCTCCTTAGTTTTATACTTTAAGTACGCTGACAAGCTAACCACTCGATCAACTCCTTAAGTTTTGCTGTTAAGATAATCATACCAGAGTCATACCGAGATAGCAAGAGGAAATTTAAAATCCCTCCAAATTATTTCTTCAGAGGCTTGTCCCCCTCAGACTGATCTAGGAAGTTATAGAACAGCACCTTACCAGAATACTCCTCAGACGATCCAGATTGGCTTGTACGAGCGAGTGACTCTTTAGCTTGCTCTTTTATTCTACGAAGCTCTAACTCTTCTATTTTGGCGTTTAGAGACGTCACAAGGTAATCTCTAAAGTTAGCTACTTTTCCCTGCTCATACTT